AGGCAACTGAAAATTGCAGGAGACAGAACATTCGATGAATGGCAGATTACTGTCATCAACGACACTGACTTTGCTATCAGAGGTTCCTTTGAGAGATGGATGAACTCCATGTCTAAGGTATCTGATAATGCAGGTAACATTAACCCAGAGGATTATACAAGAGATGCATTTGTATACCAACTCGGACGCTCCGCAGTTGATTCAGCATCACAATCTTCTGACCAAAATATGCCAGTACTTAGGACTTATAAGTTCTATAGTATTTTCCCAACTAATGTATCTCAGATAGATCTTTCTTACGATTCATCTGATTCTGTTGAAGAGTTTACTGTAACCTTACAGGTTCAGTGGTGGGAAGCTTCTGGAAATGGCGGTGATGTGGGTTGATAAATAGACCTGTATAGGTATCAACTATTTGCAATGGCACGGTTATTTGGATTTTCTATTGAGGATAAAGATGATACACCTAAGGGTGTAGTATCCCCCATTCCGCAGACAGGCGAGGATGGGGTTGATTATTATATACAGTCAGGTTTCTCAAGTCAGGTAATAGATCTTGAAGGAATATATAAAAATGAACATCAAGCGATACGGAAATATAGAGAGATGGCACTCCACCCTGAGGTGGATAATGCAGTGGAAGATATTGTTAATGAAGCAATAGTATCAGATACTAATGATTCTCCTGTAGAAATTGATCTGGATAATCTTAATGCGTCTGATGGTATCAAAGATAAGATTAGAGTAGAGTTTAAACATATTAAAGATCTATTAGATTTTGATTCTAAAGCACATGAGATCTTTAGAAACTGGTATGTTGATGGCCGAATTTATTATAACAAAGTAATAGATGTTAAAAAACCTCAGGATGGTATACAGGAATTAAGGTATATCGATCCTATGAAGATGCGGTATATTCGTAAGGAACAGAAGAAGAAAGATGATGCTGGTGGAGTTTTTAATACAGCAAATGTTCATGAATCTCAGAAGGTACACTTCCCTAAAATAGAAGAGTACTTTATGTACACTCCTGAACCACGCTATCCAACTAATATGGCAATGGGTGGTGCGGCTACAGCAATGTCAGGGGTTAAACTTGCAAAAGATTCGATTACATATTGTACTTCTGGTCTTGTCGATAGGAATAAGGGTACATGCCTATCGTATCTCCAAAAAGCAATTAAGTCACTCAATCAACTCAGAATGATTGAAGACAGTTTGGTTATTTACCGAATGTCCCGTGCTCCAGAAAGGAGGATATTCTATATTGATGTTGGTAACCTACCCAAGATCAAAGCAGAACAATACTTAAGAGATGTAATGTCTCGTTATAGAAACAAATTAGTATATGACTCAGGAACAGGTGAAGTTAGAGACGATAAAAAATACATGTCCATGCTCGAAGACTTCTGGTTACCTAGAAGAGAAGGTGGTCGTGGAACAGAAATCACAACACTCCCAGGTGGACAGAACCTTGGGGAGTTGGCTGACATTGAGTATTTCCAATCTAAGTTGTACAGGTCTCTTGGAGTACCTGAATCTAGAATCGCTGGATCTGGGGATGGATTTAATCTTGGTCGTAGCTCAGAGATTCTAAGAGATGAACTTAAGTTCAGCAAATGGGTAGGTAGACTGCGTAAGCGTTTTAGTAAGATCTTTATTGATATGCTAAGAACTCAGTTACTTCTTAAGAATATAGTTACTACTGAAGACTGGGAAGTAATGTCCGAGCATATTCAGTTTGACTTTATCTACGATAATCACTTTGCAGAACTGAAAGATAAGGAATTAATGGAAGGTCGTTTAGGTCTTCTTGGTATGGTAGAACCTTATGTTGGTCGTTACTACTCAACAGAGTATGTAAGGAGAAAAGTATTGCGTCAGAGAGATCAAGAGATTGTAGAGATTGATGAGCAGATTGAAGATGAGATTGCTAAGGGTGTTATACCAGATCCAAATCAACAGATGTTGGAATTAGAAATGGGTGCTTTTGGTGATCCAGCAGCAGAGGCAGCTGCAGACCCAATGGCCCAAGGTGGTGCTGGTCAATTACCGCAACCGCAAAAAATGCCTAACCCGAATGAAGGAGAGATATAAATAACTTTATCAGTATATTGATTTATGATGGAAGAACTCGTCAACATGATAGCGACAGATGCGTCTGCTGCAGATATAAGTGATCAGATCAAAGACTTACTCTATGTCAAATCGGCTAAGAGAGTTGATGAGCTGAGACCTTCTGCTTCTGGCAATTTGTTTGGTGTAGAAGCTGAATCTGAAGTAGAAACTCAACCTGAAGAAGAAACCAATGACTAGAATATTACCTCTAGGCGAAAAAGCAGCTTTGGCAGCAGGTAGTGGTAACGCTACTACTGTTGGTAATGCTACTGTAGTAAGAGTATTATCTAATGGTGGTGCTGCTCTTGTCGTTAGGACAGATTCTAGCGATACTATTATAGGATCATTTACTAGTGTAAATGGTACTGCCGATCTGGTTGAGAAGAATGCATCAGATAAGATCTATGTAACAGGTAATGCTGTTGAAGTATCTAAAGTAGGATTTACCAATTAAACAGATGAAGTTAATCACAGAACAACTTGATGATGTAGAAGTTATCGTTGAAAATCGCAACGGTAAGAAATCTATGTTTATCGAGGGTATCTTCTTACAAGGGGATATTCAAAACCGCAATGGTCGTATGTATCCAATGCAAACTCTCCGCAAGGAAGTTCAGAGATACAATGAAAGTTTTGTGGATTCTGGTCGTGCAGTTGGAGAACTCGGTCATCCTGAGGGACCAACAGTAAATCTAGATAGAGTTTCTCATAAGATAGTTTCACTTAAAGAAAGTGGATCTAACTTTGTCGGTAAGGCTAAACTTTTGAATACCCCTATGGGTGTTATTGCACAGAACCTTATTGATGAAGGTGTTAAACTTGGTGTTTCGTCTCGTGGTCTTGGAACATTAGCAGTTAATGAAAATGGTATAAAGGTTGTCTCAGATGACTTTATGTTAGCTACTGCTGCTGATATTGTTTCAGATCCTTCTGCCCCTGATGCTTTTGTATCTGGCATAATGGAAGGTAAGGACTGGGTTTGGGACGGAGGAGTAGTAAGAGAGCAACTGGCAAGAAAGACTTATAAACAGGTCAATACACTAGTTGATAATAAGCAGCTTGAAGAGAACAAGCTTGGGTTGTTCCAAAACTTCCTATCAAATCTCTAACATTTTATAAATAAATACAGATTACCACAACGATTCTATTCGGAGTAAATTAAAAATGGCCGCAAAGGAACTTAAGGAAATGGACAACCCTGTAACAAGGGGTGCGAAGGCTGGTGATCCTATGAAGAAAGTTGATGATTCCACTTCACCTGGAGCATCAGCATCTTACGAGGATCTCGGCGGACCTACACCTCAAAACTACAAGTCCACAGACAACAGTGCATCACTGAAGTCAGCAAACATTAAAACGGTACAAGATATCGTTAATAAGGGTGCTGGTGCAGCAGATAAGATGCAGTCTATTGGCACTGAGGTGCTGAAGCAAGGTGACAACCCTGAAGCAGAAGAGTCTGCTGAAGTTGTTGCTGAAGAACCCGCTAAGGAAGAAACTACCGTTTCTGAAGAAGAAGTTAAGGAAGAGCCTACAGTTAATGTAGAGGAAGACCTTGCTGCTCTCTTCGGTGGAGAAGAACTTTCTGAAGAGTTCCAAGCAAAGGCCAAGACAATTTTTGAAGCAGCAGTTAACTCTAAAGTTAATGTTGTTAAAGAAGAAATGTCTGCCGAATATGAAAAGACTTTGACTGAAAACCTTGAAGGTGTTAAGACAGAGTTGGTGGAACGCACAGATTCATACCTTGAGTATGTCGCTGATGAGTGGCTCAAGGAAAATGCTATCGAGGTCGAGCATGGGCTCAAGACCGAGATGACCGAATCATTCCTTAGTGGAATGAAGAGTCTTTTTGAAGATCATTATGTATCAATCCCTGACGATAAATATGATGTGCTAGAAAGCATGGTCAATAAACTAGATGATATGGAAGGCAAGCTTAATGAACAGATAGAGAAAAACATCTCTCTCAACAAGCGTCTTGGAGAATCTACAGCTGATGGAATTTTAAGTGAAGTATCCGAAGGACTTGCTGAGACACAAAAGGAGAAGTTAAAAACACTATCTGAAGCAGTTGAGTTTGAGGGTGAGACACAATACCGTGAGAAGCTAGTTACACTTAAGGAATCTTATTTCCCTAAGGATGGCAAGCCTCAGGTTTCAAGCAAATCCGAAACCATTTCGGAAGGTATAGCAAACGATGCTGGTCCTGATGTTACTAACACCATGAACAAGTATCTAACAGCCCTATCAATGGGTAAATAATTAAACCTACAAATTCTATTAAGTAAAGTACTATGTACAATGCCGAACAAATTATGGAGAAGTGGGCTCCTCTGCTAGACGCAGAAGGGGTAGATCCTATTAAGGACGCTCACCGCAGATCCGTAACCGCAGTTCTCTTAGAGAACCAAGAAAAGTTTTTACAAGAGCAATCAGCTTTTGAAAATGGAACCTCAATGTTAACAGAGGCAGCTCCT